CACAAGGAGAGCTGCACCGCTTGAAAACCGAGATTGCCGCAGGGAGGTATATAGCGGTTGAAGAAATCACGTTGGACTATCAACGGTTCTTCATCACTTTCAAGAAATTTGCCATGAGCCTCCCCTCCCGGATTTTGGACGCCATCACTGGGTTTTCTGAAATAGACCCGTTGAGCGCAAGGCGGCTCGACAAGATGATTCAGCACGAAATTCAAGGCTTGCTTGAGGCTTTCGTGGTCGCTGGCGTGACCGAAAAACCGAAGGGCAAAAATGCCAAAGCCTAGAAATTGGCGTATCAGAAAATACCTTGTGACGCCATACCAGAAAAAGGCTCTCGAATACCTACGCCCCCCGGAGGATATAAGCGTATCCGAGTGGGCGGAGAAATACCGGGTATTGGATACAAGCTCCGCCATACCCGGCCCCTGGAAGAACAGCAAGACCCCGTACCTTGTCGAGATTATGAACACTTTCCTTGATTCAGACGTTGAGGAAATTGTTTTCGTGAAGCCCACCCAGGTCGGCGGCACGGAGGCCATGCTCAATATGCTGGCCTACATAGCAGCCCAGGACCCGGCCCCCACGTTGGCGGTATACCCGTCGGACGAATTAGGGGAAAGAGTAGTAAAGAAGCGAATCCGCCCCATGATCTACGCCTCGCCGCCGTTGCGGCAGCGGTTTAGGGCAAGCGAATCCTCCACCTCTGAACTATTCTTTGAGGGCATGAGCATAACGGTCACCGGCTCCGGCAGTCCTTCCCAGCTTGCGTCGTTCGCCATACGGAACCTGTTCCTTGATGAGGTGGACAAGTACCCCGGCGCAACCAAAAAGGAATCGGACCCCATATCGCTGGCCAGGGAGCGGACCAAGACTTTCCGCAACAACCGCAAGATTTACATTACCAGCACCCCCACCCTAAAGACCGGCCACATTTGGAAAGCCCTGGAGGGGGCGGACATTGTAAAGCACTACTTTGTCCCTTGCCCCCATTGCGGCAAGTATATAGAGCTTATCTGGAAACAAGTGAAATTCCCGGATGATGAAGGTATGAGCTACGCAGACCGGGCGGAATTTGCCGCCTACGTTTGCCAGGAATGCGGGGCCGTGATCACCGACCGGCACAAGCCGGAGATGCTCCAGCACGGGGAGTGGCGGACCGTAGAACAGCGGACCCAATTCCCCCGCAAGGTCGCCTTTTGGATAAACACCCTCTATTCCCCCTTTGTGAGGTTTTCGGAGATGGCAAAGGAATTTTTAACCAGCAAGGACGACCCCGACGCTTTCCAGAATTTCACGAACTCCTGGCTTGCGGAGCCGTGGGAGGATACCAAGCTCAAGACAAGCGCAGACCTTGTCCTTGAGCGGCAGACCGCCCTGGCGGAGTACACCGTCCCGGCCTGGGCAAAGGTTTTGACCGCCGGGGTAGACGTACAAGAGACGTGCGTTTATTGGACCATACGGGCCTGGGGCAATTACCTCACAAGCCAGAACATAGCCCACGGACAAGCCGGCTCTTTTGCGGAGGTTGAGCGCATCATGAACCTCCAGTATATACGGGAGGGAACCGGGGACCCCCTGGTGGTTGCCCTTGCCCTGATTGACAGCGGCGACAACACCGATCTCGTTTATGATTTTTGCGCCAGCAATTCAGAATGGGCCTTGCCCAGCAAGGGCAGCTCCCACCCGATGGACACCCATTTTAGGCTTTCCAAAGTGAACCGCACCGATAGCAAAGCCTACGGGATGCCCCTGGCCATCATTGACACCGGCAAATACAAGGATATGATCGCCGGACGTATGAGGAAAGAGAACGGGACCGGGAGCTGGATGGTCTACGCCGGGTGTGATCGGACCTACGCCGAACAGGTCACGGCGGAGCATAAGGTCAACGTAAAGACCGCCGGGGGCCGCACCGTACAAAGCTGGGTATTGAAGACCACCCACGGGGACAACCATTTTCTTGATTGTGAGGTTTACGCCATGTGCGCCGCCGATATGATCGGGGCCAGGACATTCCACCTCCAAGAGGTTGAGGTCCAGGCCCGGACAGAGGCGAAGCCGGACCCGGACCCGGCCTTTACCCCGGAAGAAAACTGGATAACCCAAAATGAAAATTGGTTAGGAGGATAGGCATGGCAGAGGAACAAAAGCAGCCGGAACGGCAGACCATAGCGCAGCGGCTCCTTGAGGTTGATACCGCTATCCACGCCGTCCTTTTAGGAGGCCAGAGCTACAAGCTCGGCACCCGCAGCGTTACCAGGGCGGACCTCGCCCTCTTGCGGCAAATGCGGGATGATTTGGCGGCACAGTTACAGACAGAGGACAACGGCAACCTCCTGGGCGGCGTTGTTGTTGCAGTATTTGAAGGGCGGTAGACCATGAACATTTTAGACAGGCTGATCGGCTGGATTAACCCGCAAGCCGGGGCGGAGCGGGAGGCATGGCGGCAAGCCCTTGAGGAAATGAGGCACTACGACGCCGGGAGTTACGGACGGGCAAACGCTAACTGGTATGCCATCAACCAGAGCGCAGAGACAACCGACCGTTACAGCCGGGATGTTGTACGGGCCAGAGCCAGGGACCTTGAGCGCAACAGCGACGTCATGGCCTCGGTCATAAGCCCCTTTATCCGCAACGTTGTCGGCAAGGGCCTGATTCTCCAGGCCGAAACCGAAAATCAGGAGCTTAACAAGGAGATTGAAAAGCTCTGGAAGGTTTGGACCAAAAAAAGAAATTGCGACGTTACCGGCACCCAAAGCCTAAACCAGATGCTCCGCATGGCCGTCCGGCGCAAGAAGGTGGACGGCGGCATCCTTTTCGTGAAGCGGTACACAAAGGGCGGCGTCCTCCCGTTCAAGTTGCAGCTTTTCGAGACGGACGAACTGGACGCCTCGCAGATTGCCCCGAAACACCAGGGGAACCGGGTGGTCGGCGGCATTGAGTACGACCGATTCAACGCCCCGGTCGGCTATTGGATACGGCAATACACCCTTGACGGCATGAGCATTTCGGACCCGGTTTTTCTCAAGGCGGACGATGTGATTTTCTATTTCAGCAAACGCCGCCCCTCCCAGTTGCGGGAAATGAGCGATATGAGCCAAACCGTGACCCGTGTCCGGGACGTGAACGAATATATAACCGCCGTTTCGGTCAAGCAGCGGATTGAGGCTTGTTTTGGCATTGCCGTAAAAAGGAACTACCCCACCGGCGGCATTGGCCGGGTAAATCAGTACAGTGGCCCCGTCCAGACCTACGCCGGGAAGACCGTCACCCCCGGCATGATTCTGGAAATGAACCCCGGAGAGGAAATACAGGCCATCAACCCCCAGGGACAGGCAAGCGACGCCTCCAGTTTCGTCAAGCTCCTGCAGCGGCTTACCGGGGCGGGGCAGGGTATCAGCTATGAGGCCACGTCCAGGGATATGAGCCAAACCAATTACAGCAGCGCAAGACAGGGCCTCATTGAGGACAGCATGACCTATGCGGAGGAAGACGAACTGCTCCTGGATATTCTTGATGAAATTTATGAGACGTTCATCATTTCCGCCGTTCTTTCCGGGGCCTTGACCGTTCCCGACTTTTGGCAGCGCAAAGAGGACTATTTTAACCACCGTTTTGACAAGCCGCCCAAGCCTTGGATTGACCCCAGCAAAGAGGCGACCGCAACACAAATCGCCTTGCGTACCGGGCAACGGACCTTTAAGCAGATCGCCGCCGAAAACGGCTCCGATTGGCAAAAACAGGTTGACGATATATGCGAGGTTTTGAAGTACGCCAGAGACACCCACGGCATTGATTTAGGAGGTGTGATAGTTGGACAGAAAAAAACAGATGGCCTCTACGACATGGAGGACGGCGACCCGCCCCCCGGAGGCGATGCCGCGGGGGGGGCCGGTAGTCCTGCTCAAGGCGGGGCAGACGCCGGGAAAGACGGAGGACCTGATGCGGACGCTGGCGGAGATTCTGCCACGGCAGAGGGCGGCACCGGCAACGGGGACGGATAACCACCGCACCCTCGGCACCGCCACCCTCCAGCGCATGGAAGGGGAGGGGAACGAGCGGAAATTTACGCTTTCCTTTTCCTCCGAGGAACCCTACGAGCGGTGGTTTGGCCTTGAGATTTTGGACCACGCCCCCGGAGCGGTAGACCTCCAGAGGATAAACGAGATCGGCTGTTTGCTTTTCAACCACAACCGGGACGCCGTGATCGGCAAGGTCAACCGGGCATGGCTGGAGGGCAACCGGGGGATGGCGGAGGTGGAATTTGACACCGACGAACAATCGGAGGTCATTTTTCAGAAGGTAAAGAGCGGGACCCTTAAAGGGGTTTCGGTCGGATACCGCATAGATGCCCTTGAGGAAGTACAGGCTGGAAAGACAAGCGC